CGCGATTTCCGCTGGGTGTGCCTCGACTCGATCAGCGAGATCGCCGAGGTCGTGCTTGCACGCGAGAAGGCGGGTGCCAAGGACCCGCGTCAGGCCTACGGGGCGCTCGCCGACCAGATGGGGCAGCTCATCCGCGCGTTCCGCGATCTGCCGGGCCGCAACGTCTACATGTCGTGCAAGCAGTCGCGCGAGAAGGACGAAGCCAGCGGCGCGATGCTCTATACGCCGAGCCTGCCGGGCCGCATGCTCGGCCAGGGCATCGCCTACTTCTTCGACTTCGTGTTCGCGCTGCGCGTGGAGCGCGACCCGGAAGGCAACGTCACCCGCTGGCTGCAGACCGGCCGCGACTTCACGCACGAGGCCAAGGACCGCTCGGGCGCACTCGCCATGTTCGAGCCGCCGAACCTCGCCGCCATCGCCAGCAAGGTGCGCGCCTCGATGGCTCAGGCCGCACATCCCCATGCCGACGCCGCCCCGGCCCCTGTGGCGGCCATGACCCACTGAAAGGAGGCCGATCATGGCCCAGTTTGCATTCGACGCGACGCAGGTCGCCCCGCAGGAATCGCTCTCGCCCATCCCGGCTGGCGTCTACGTCGCCCACATCATCGACTCGGAGGTCCGCCCGCTCAAAAGCGGCATGGGCCAGGCGCTGGCCATGACCTTCGAGGTGCTCGACGGACCCTACCGCGGGCGCAAGGTGTTCACGCAGCTCAACGTCCAGCACCGCGGCAGCGCCGAGGCCGAGCGCATCGCGCAGGCGCAGCTGTCGGCCCTGTGCCACGCCACCGGCGTGCTCAAGCTCACCGACAGCGTGCAGCTGCACATGAAGCCGGTGCGCATCCGCGTGAAGGTGCGCAAGGACGAGACGGGGCAGTACGGCGACCGCAACGAGGTCACCGGCTACGAGGCGGCTGCAGGCGTGACGCTGCCGCCGGCTGCAGCGTCAGCGCCGTTCGCACCGGCGGCTCAGCCCGCGCCTGCTGCGGCCCAGACTCCGCCATGGGCCAAGCGGGCAGCGTGAGGTCATGGACGACTTTGACCGCTTCATGCGAAAGGTCGATCTGTCAACGGCCAGCGGGTGCTGGCTGTGGACTGGCGCCACGAGGCCCGGCGGCTACGGCAACTTTTACCTTGCTGGACGTGTGGTTGGCGCGCACCGGGCCGCGTGGATGCTGATGCGCGGCGAGGTTCCCCCCGGAATGCAGGTGTGCCATCACTGCGATGTGCCGGGCTGCGTGAACCCGAACCACCTGTTCATCGGGACGCAGAAGGACAACATGCGCGATATGGACGCCAAAGGACGCCGCGTCGTAGCCGACCATGTTGGCCCTGGAAACCCGATGTACGGTCGCCGGCACTCAGCGGCGTCGCGAGCGCGGCAGGCTGCGGCAAAACACGGCAGGTACGTCGGTTCGGCGCACCCGCGGGCCACGGTGGACGAGGCACGCGTCATGCAAATCCGCGCGCTGCGCGCTGGCGGCGCGACAGCCAAGGCCATTGCTGCGCAACTGGGCGTGAGCTTCCACGTCGTGCGCAACGTCATCGGTGGCAAGAGCTGGAGGCACGTTTGATGGCCGCGATCCCCGAGCCGCTGCATGCCACAAGTGCCGCGATCTACGCGCTGCACGCCGCACGCATGGCCACCGAAGATTCGAGAGGCTACCTTGGCTGGTCGAATCTTGGCAGCCCGTGCGAGCGCGCCTTGTGGCTTGGCTTTCGCTGGGCTGCCAAGGAAAACTTCGACGGTCGCATGGCACGCCTTTTTGAAACCGGCCATCGCGAGGAAGCGAGAGTGATCGATGAGCTGCGTGCAATCGGCTGCAAGGTGTGGGACCGCGACGAGTTCGGTCGCCAGTTCGGCGTTTCGGCGCACGGCGGACACCTGCGAGGCCATGCTGACGCCGTTGTTCTCGGCCTGCCTGAAGCGCCAGAGACACCTCACCTTGTTGACGTGAAGACGATCAACGCGAAGAAGTTTGAAGAGCTGCTGAAGAAGGGCCTGCGTGAGCTGTTCCCAAGGTATTGGGCGCAGGGACAAGGCTACATGGGTGGGCTTTCTCTGGAGCGGGCGTTCTTCATCTTCGTCTGCAAGGACGACGACCGCATCCATTGCGAGCGCTTCTACTTTGACCCAGTGGAGTATCAGCGTCTGCTGGCGCGTGCAGAGCGCATCATCACAGCTCCCGAGCCGCCGCCGCGCATCAGCTCAGACCCGGCGTGGTGGCAGTGCAAGACCTGCGCCATGCACCCGCTGTGCCACGGCGACAAGGCGCCAGAGGTCAACTGCCGCACCTGCGCGCACAGCACGCCCGAGGTGGACGGCGACGCCCGCTGGTCATGCGCACATCACCGGCGCGACCTGACGATCGAGCAGCAGCGCACCGGCTGCGCCGGGCACCGCTACATCCCGATCCTGCTCGAGCGCATCGGCCAGCAGGTGGCCGCCTGGGACGAGCCGGACGGGAACGCCGCCGTGCGCTACCGCACGCCGGACGGCGCGGAGTTCGTCAACGGCGCGCCTCCGCATTTCAGCAGCGTGGAGATTCGCGCCGCGAAGCACAAGGCCATGCTGGCCGATGGCCAGGTTCAGCAGATCAAGAGCGCCTGGCCGGGCACAAGGATGGTGGCGTGATGCAACTTCGCCCATACCAAGAGCGCGTGCTCGACGAGCTGTGGCAGTGGTTCGCCACGCACGCGGACGGAGATCCCATCGTCGAGGCCTGCGTCGGCGCAGGCAAGAGCGTGCTGATCGCCGAGATGTGCCGGCGCGCCATTGAACAGCACCCAGGCACGCGCATCCTGATGCTGGTGCACAGCAAGGAGCTGATCGAGCAGAACCTGCACAAGCTGCTGGCTGTCTGGCCAAACGCTCCGATTGGCATCTACAGCGCCAGCATCGGACAGCGGCAGCTGGGGCGCACGATCACCTACGCGACCATCGGCAGCATCTACAAGCGCGCGCACGAGCTCGGGCACCTGGACCTGGTCATGGTCGATGAGTGCCACCTGATCGGCGACAGCGAGACCACCATGTACCGCCGGCTGATCGACGGGCTGCGCTCGCTGTGCCCCGCGCTGCGCGTGATCGGCTGGACTGGCACGCCGTTCCGGGGCGATGGCGTCTGGCTCACGCAGGGCGACCTGTTCACGCACCTGGCTGCGCGGGTCACGATGCGCGAGCTTCTCGATGCCGGTTATCTGGCGCCGCTCGTGTGCGCACAGACCGCTGCTTGCATCGACACCAGCAGCGTGCGCATGCAGGGCGGCGACTACGTGGTGTCTGCGCTGGCGAAGGCCTCCGACAAGGTCGATCTGGTGCGCGTCGCCTGCGCCGAGATCGTGCGGCTGGCCGCCGAGCGCCAGCGCTGGCTGGTGTTTGCCGTGACGGTGGAGCACGCGCAGCACATCGCCGACGAGCTGCGCGGCACGCACGGCGTGGCCTGCGCCGTGGTCATCGCCAAGACGCCCAAGGCCGAGCGCGCGGCGCTGATTCGCGCCTTCCGTGCCGGACAGCTTCGGGCCCTGGTGAACGTCGCCGTGCTCACCACCGGCTTCGACGTCCCCGAGATCGACTGCATCGCGCTGCTGCGCGCCACGCGCAGCCCGGTGCTGTACGTGCAGATCGCGGGGCGCGGCATGCGCACCGCACCCGGCAAGCGCGACTGCCTGTGGCTGGACTTCACCGATACCACGGCCACGCTCGGGCCGGTGGACGCCATCAAGGGGCGCAACAGGCCGGACGCCAAAACCGGCGGCGCAGCGCCCTTCAGGTACTGCGACGAATGCGGCAACCCGAACCCCACGGCAGCGCAGGCCTGCGCACACTGCGGCCACGCATTCCCGGTGCCCGAGCGCGTCAACCACACGCACGTGGCAGACACCGCGTCAGCCGTTCTCAGCACCGAGATCGTCTGGCACAGCATCACCCGCATCGACTATGACCGCCACCTGGGCAAGCATGGCAAGCCCGACACCCTGCGGGTGGACTACTGGAGCGGATGGAAGCGCGTGGCCAGCGAGTTCATCTGCCTCGAGCACACAGGCTATGCCCGCATGAAGGCCGCGCGATGGTGGATGGAGCGCAGCGAGCAAGCGCCGCCGGACAGCATCGCTGAGGCTCTTGAGCGCATCAAGGCTGGCGAGCTGCGCGAGCCCAGCCCGATTGCCGTGCAGATGGACGGGGGGTATCCGCGCGTGGTGTCGTGCCGCTTTGATGTACAGCGTGAGGCGGCATGGGCAGCATGAGCGCCATCGAACTGCGCGAGGTGCGCGAGGCGCTGCGCAAGCGTCTGCGCGAACTGGATGCTGTGCGCGCCACCTGCGAGCACTGCGAGCACTTCGCCAACCCGCCGACATGCGCGAAGTTCGATGCCGTCCCACCACCGGAGTTCAGGTGCGTCGAAGGCGCGTGCGAGCACTGGCGTTTCGACGGCATTCCATTCTGATG